ACCATCTTCCCACGCCGACGCCATTAAGGGCCGCGGGGCATGGATTCCCGGCGTCATCGATCCGGCCGCGCGCGGCCGCTCCCAGCACGACGGGACACGGCTTGTGGAGAAATACCGGGGCATGGGGTTGAAACTGGCCCTCGCGGACAACGCCGTGGAGGCGGGGCTGCACGAGGTGCTGCAACGCATGACTACCGGTCGGCTCAAGGTGTTCAGGAGTCTCGTGGGCTGGCTGGGCGAGTTCCGGCTCTACCGGCGCGACGAGAAAGGCAAGGTGGTCAAGGAGCGAGACCACCTCATGGACGCCACGCGATACCTGGTCATGTCCGGGATGCGCGCGGCGCGATGCAAGCCGGACGCCAGGGCGACCCGCCAGGCGTTCGCGGATTGAGAGGAAAAACGATGGGTGGATCGAGTGTGCTGGATGTTTTGACGTGGCCGTTTGACCTGACGCCCGACGAGGACTATTCGCCCGCTCCCGTGGCGGCGGTGGACCCACTGGACGACACGGAAGAGGAGTCCGCGGAAGAGACAACCTCGGAATCGACGGAAGTCGCTGACGCCGAGGCGGGGCGCAGGGCGGCCGTGGCCGCTTCAACCGTGGACGATGAGGCGATGCTGGGCGTGACAACGATGTCTGGCATCCGAAAAAAGAAATCCTCCACGTTGGGATAAGCAATGGCTCTGGATAACTGGCGTAAAAACACTGATTGCAAAGCCCTGGCCCGTGAAATCGAGCGCAGGTTTTCTTTGCTGGAGCGGCAACGCGAGCCGTACCACGCTCTGTGGGATAGTATTGCAGACCATATGGCGCCAAGTCTTGGAGCGTTTGGGCAGTCGGATCCTACGCACCCCATTCAGCAAGAGGCGAAAATTTCCGATACAACGGCCCGCCGGTCCTCAAAAATTCTTTCCGCAGGGCTGTTGTCGTTCCTGACCAGCCCCGCACAGGATTGGTTCCGGTTGACACTCGCTGACAAGGATCTGGCGGACTACAAGCCTGTGCGCCTCTACCTCCAGGAGGTGGAGGCGATGTCATATGACGCGCTGTCTCGGAGTGATTTTTACGCAAAACAGCATATTGGGTACCACACCTCTGGACTGTTCGGAATTAAATCACTGTATGTGGACGAAACGCCTCTGGGCGATATTCGTTTTCTCAGCCGTCCTCTCCAAGAGCTTTATCTGGCTCAAGATCATTTGGGCCAGATCGATACTGTTTGCCGCAAGTTCAAGCTCACGGCGCACCAAGCTGTATCCGCGTTCGGCCGCGAGGCTCTGGAAGAAGCCAGGGGCACAAACCTTATTCGGGCCTATGACGATGCGCGCCAAGGGAAAGACGGTAGCCTGGAACAAACCTGGGAGTTTTTGCATTGGTGCGGTCCTATGGATTCCTTGGACGGCTTGATCGACAAATCCCTGTCCAAATTCTTCCCCGTGGCGTCCGTGTACCTGTTGCGCGGAGACGCACAGGACGTTCTCCACGTAGGCGGCTATGACGATCTTCCATTTCTCGTAGACCGATGGATGGAGCATCCTGCCACGCCCTACGCCGCAGACTGGCCAGGGCTTGCAGTCATTTCCGACAGCAAAATGATTAACGAAATGAAAAACCTGCTGTTGGAGGCCGGGCAGCTATCCGCAGCGCCGCCGTTGTGGGTGCCTGACGACGGGTTCGTGGGACGTATCTCCATGCAGCCGCGGGCCATCAATTACTACAACAAGACCGCCGAAAGCTCCCTGGCTGATTTTGGTCCGATGAACGTTGGCGGCGATCCGCGATTTAGCGTTGATTTGTTTAGTATGAGCCGCAAGGACATTCAAGAGGCCTTTTACGTGGATCTTTTTCTTGCGGTGCGGCAGCGCATCGAGCAGGGCGGAGCGCCCACAGCCACGGAAATTACCGAAATATCCAGCGAACGCATGTTTCTGCTTGGTCCGATGCTTTATGGACAGCATCGCTCACTTGATCGCATGTTCGATAGACTCTTTGTGATGCTGTCTCGTCGAGGCGTTTTGCCTCCTACTCCTGATGCGCTTTTGCAGTCTTTGGACAGGGGCGACATCCAAAAAATCGACATCGACTACATTTCACCGTTGGCCCAGGCTCAAAAGGACTCTCGGACTAAGTCCATGGCGCGGGCCTATCAATACGCTCGTGGGCTTGCCGAGGTCGCTCCCAGCGTCCTGGACAACTTCGACCATGACAACGCGGTGCGGCTTATCGCCGAGCAGCAAGGACTTCCGGCCTCCGCCCTGCGCTCCGAAGAGGAGGTGTTGCAGATTCGCCAGCAGCGGCAGCAGCAAATGGCGGCGCAGCAGCAGGCGCAACTGCTCGCTGAAACGGCGGATAAGTACCCGTCGCTCGCCAAGGCGCCCGAGGACGGCAGTCCGGCGGGAGAGATCATACAGGCATTGGGCCAACAGAGACAGAGACGGAAGGGAGGTATGGCGTGAATCCTACGCAGCAGGCCGAGAAGGCGTTGCATCTGGCGACGCGCAACACGTTTTCGTCGCCGGAAGGCAGGCAGGTGTTGGAGTTTCTGCGTACGCAGTGCTTTATGCGGCCCGGACACCAGGCTGCGCAGTGGACGGGGCAGGAACAGGTCATGTTCCGCTATGGACGCATGACCCTGTTTCAGTCCTTGGAATATTATCTGAATCCTGAAAACTTCAAGGAGGCCAACAATGGCTGACGAACCAACGGCCGGCGCGGCTCCCGAGGCCTCGGCCTCCGGGACCGAACCGCAAACCCTGGCGGCTGACGCCGCAGGCGCGCTGTACGACAACCCGAGCAGCATGGCGGACGGAGCCAATCCTCAGACCGCACCACTGTCGGACGGCGGGAAAACGCCAGAGGGCGACAAACCTGCGACCCCGGAGACGGACAAGAAGCCGGACGATGGTGAACCCGAGGGGGAAAAACCCAAGGACGCCGACTCCAGGCCTCTTTCCCTGGAGCAGCGTCAGGAGGTCATCCAGGACGCCGTATCGCAGGCATTGCCCAAGGACATGGAGGCCAACCCTGTATTGCTCAAAACGTTCGGAGACATCGCTCAGCGGTACAACATTCCTGAAGCGGATATTCGGGAAATCGTCAAGACGCACATGCAGGGCGAGCTCAAAGACGCGGAGCAGCAGGGGAAACTGCTGGAGCAGCGGCGAGCCCAAGCCATTCAGAAAACCTATGAGGCGCTGGTCGCCAGTCACCACGGCGACGAGGCCAAGGCCAAGGAAGCGGCCGAGTACGCCCGCCGGGGCGTGCAGCAGGTGGCGGACGCCGCTAGGGCGGACTCCGCAACGCTGCTGCAAAAGCTGGAGTCCCGCGGATTGGGAAACGATCCGGACATGGTCAAGGCGTTTTCGTATGTTGGCCGGTTGTTCGCCGAGGACAGTCTGGTCATCCCCGGCGTGGAAAGCAGCGGAAAGACGACGATGGATATTTTTTACGACAACTCTCCGGGATTGAAATAGCCGGGGCAACCACAAGGAGACGAGATAGATGGCTACCATTGGCGTGAATACGTTGACCCTGGCTGATTGGGCCAAGCGACTCGATCCCAACGGCAAGGTCGACAAGATCGTTGAGCTCATGTCCCAGACCAACGAGGTGTTGCAGGACATGATGTACGTAGAGGGGAACCTCCCCACCGGACACCGTACCACCGTGCGCACCGACCTTCCGTCCGTAGCCTGGCGCAAGCTCAACTACGGCGTGCAGCCCTCCAAGTCCAAGACCAAGCAGGTGGACGATCAATGCGGCATGCTGGAGGCCTACAGCGAAGTGGACAAGAAACTGTGCGAACTCAACGGCAACAAGTCCTCGTTCAGGCTGTCCGAGGACCGGCCGTTCCTGGAGTCCATGAATCAGGAGTTCGCCAAAACGTTCTTTTACGGCGATACGGACGTCAGCCCGGAGAAGTTTCTGGGGCTGGGCCCTCGTTATCCCTACAAGGACTCTCCCAATGTCATTGATTTTGGCGACTCCGGAGACCATTGCACGTCCATCTGGTTGGCGGTCTGGGGTGACAACACCGTGCATGGGGCTTTCCCCAAGGGCTCCAAGGCCGGATTCAGCCAGCAGGACTTGGGCGAGGTGACGTTGGAGGACGCCGACGGCGGGCTTTACCAGGGGTACCGCACCCACTTCAAGTGGGAGGCCGGCTTGGTGGTCCGCGACTGGCGTTACGTGGTCCGCATCTGCAACATCGACACCACCGACTTCACCTCGGACGAGCTGATCAAGGCCATGATCACGGCTATGCACAAGGTCCCGTCGCTCAAGATGGGACGCCCCTGCTGGTACATGAACAAGACAATCATGACCGCGTTGGACATCGAGGCGGCTTATAAGACCAACGTCTACTTCACCGTCTCCGAAGACCCCGGCGGAGAGATGGTCACCCGGTTCCGCAAGATTCCCATTCGCCAGGTGGACGCCATCCTGGACACCGAAACGGCGCTCACCGCAACCCCGTAGCCTGAAGGAGGCGTTTTCATGTTTATCGATGCCGAATTGGAGTTCAGCACGGAGCAGGCTGTCACGGCCTCGGCCGTGTCCGAGAATATCCTCGACGTGGGCAAAAACACGGGGGCGGGGCAGCCCCTGCGTATCCATTGCATGGTGGCCGCGGATTTCGCGGGCGTCGGAGCGTCCCTGCAAGTGGGGCTTCGTAGCGC